CTCAACGGTACTGTCGGATAAATCTAGTTTTGTGCCAGAATATTTCCGCTTATGTGTGCCCCACGAAAACCCGAAGTTGTTTTGTCCAAGAACAAATGTCAGGCTTAAATCCGAACATGCTGGAAGTTTGGGGAAATATTTTGCCTGCTTCCAAAGTTCCCAGCGGCGATCATAAAAATGTGTCGAATCTGTTCTAATGCTCATATTATAATCTCGAATCCACCCTCAGAATCTTCTTTGTTCGCATTCCCAGGATAATCTTCATCCCACGACCCGTCATCTAGTTTTATTCCTAGTTCGCCATCCAAAATCTGGTTCAAAAGGTCGTCGGCTTGCTTCCTCAGGACGTCGGAATACTCTGACTGTTGAGGTGTTTGTCCACTGTGTAGATATTGCCAGGCCATCGCCGATGCTAACATGTCGGCAATTCTGACTATAATTTGTGGATATACTGCGTCCCATGATTTTCCAAGCTTTCCTTCGATATACACGTCTGCAAAATCTTCACATGCAAGAATTTCGTCGTCTCGTAGTTCTTTGCCTGCACCTTTTGATATCTCTTTAAGATATCTGCTTTTTTCTCGCAGTTCTATGTAACTCATGCTGTTGCTCCTTGGATATTAGATTTTGCAATATAGAATCTAAATTGGACGCGATGAGAAACGTCGCCAGTAGTAACGCCAGCAGACCACAAGCGCAGTTCTCCTATACATTCTTTCGACAGAGACAAGTTTGCCGCCGTCAAAGCCACAGTACAAACGCCACTAGCAGCAGTCACAATCGTTATTGCTTTGTCTACCAAAATTGTCTCTGTGTCCACTGGCATTAGCGAAAATTTTCCGACATAACCAGTTAGGTTTAGGGCCGTACGACTTGCCTGTAACACAGTAAACGTTATCGTGGTTGCTGTGTGCTGATAAATCGGAGTGGCAACCTCAATCGGTCTAGTTCTGTCCATCCAGGCTTCAACAGCTATATTCATTTTCGCAAATCCTTTATTCTGTCTTCTAATAGTGGGCTGTGGTTTTCCCACTTAACCCCAATTTTGTTCAGATAATCTAGTCCGTATCGAATGCTCTTAAGCATCCTAGTAAAAATACAAGTGTCGAACGTCGCTCTACCGTAGTGGTGGCTCTCTGTTGTTCCGTCAGATCGTTGCAACACAGCCAGGTCTATTCCCGCGATGTTTACTTTTATTGAAGATGCATCGTAAAAAGATAGCCCACACTGTACGGCTAATTGCAATGCGCAATATGTGCTTGTTTTTCCATGATACACAACAAGGGGCTCTGTGGAAAATCCAGTTTCTTCTGGCACGTCAAACAATCTTAGGTCGGGCCATAACCATTTACCAGATTTAGCGTTTCCTCGTTTTGTGAATTTTCTGAGAGAGGAAAGGCTTTTTATTTTCTCTTCCTCGTGAACCATCGTAAAATCATCAAGTGCAATATAGTAATCTGGTATCAGTCCAAGAGCAGGAGAGCCATCTTGTTTTCTTTCGTAAAAACATCTATTAACGGCAAACGTCACGGCTTCCTTAGACCATTTGTTTTTCATCATCATTGATGTTGGGCCATCTCCAACTACCCAAAGTTCGGGACTGTGCTTAGGAAAAATGTCTACAATATCCTTTTCTGGAGTTTGAAAATCGTTTGGCTCTGTCGCAAGAGATTTAACCAGCCCTCGTTTTAGAAGTCTTAGATAATCGTCTTCTAAAACGAGGATATTGTCTCCTGGACAAAAAGCAATCTGGTTGTTATTGATAGTCGAATGTCGATATTGAAATCCGCGCTGTGCTATGCATTCTCTAACCATTGCTTTCATGGTTATTTCCTATCAACAACTTCCTCGAAACGGTCACTCATCGTTTCGAGCATCATGGCTGTTTCGTCGTCCACCGCCACAACTGTTTCTTTTTTTGGGTCTTTCACTTTGTCCCACTCACCGTTACGTTGCACAAATTTGTATCCAATCCCTTCCTTTGGGCATAAGTGGTATGTGGTTTCGTACTGTTGCCCACGCATTTTCACAGAGATCGGACGCAATTTAAACTTTCGTTGTGCAGGTGCCCCATTTACTGTGAGAGGAATCGTTTTTACAAGCGAGAGAGTTCCGTCTTTTTCTACACGGAAAACCTGTTTAAACGTTCCTTTCGTAAAGGTTAGATACTCTTTTCCGCTGTACGATTCTTCTTTTTCTGGGACTTCCTTTTCAACCATATCAGCATCTAACTCTTTTACGTCTTCTTTCGCTTCTTCTTTCACGATGAGGGGTGCGACATTTTCTTGTATGTTTTCTCTTTTCTGGAATCTTGGATTTTTAGACATATGTATATCCTTTTACTATTTCACTTTGACGTTTTTACCAACGACCGTGCCTTCGACTTGCTCAAATTTAGCATCTAGGCGTACCGTGACAACAACAATCAACTCGCCAGCTTGGATGTCTCGATCAACTTCCATGAATACATTTCTCCAAAGACCGAGAACCATATTGAAAGGATGGGTCAAGAGCGTTTTCCCAATATTCGAGGACGATCCTGACTCTGATGGCATATAAGACGATGGGAGCAACGGGATATTGTACGCTACCTTAACATCTTCATCTCCCCATACAACTTTTTGGGACATTTCTGTTCCGCCCTGGTCTGCCAACTCATCACTCCATTCAACTTCCATATTTGGCGACACAACCCAAATCATTTCTCTTTTTTTTGCCATGTATGGCTTGGGCATTTCAAGATATGTTTTTTTGAAAAAGCTTTTGCTTAATGCCAGGCCACCGTGGTCATATACATGGCTAGCCTCTGCAAGCTTTATGTATCCATCAAACTGAGCCAAATCAGCATCTGAGCTTGCTGTATCGCTGAGCAAAACCTTCTCTTCAATATCTAAAGCAACCTGTTCGAGAATCAATTGCATAACAGTGTTTTCAATCGAATTCCCCCTAACGTCTCGTCCGCCTTCAATTGAGTCTTGTAATGCATCATATCCAAGTCGAACCACAGCTTTGCTTTCTTTCGCTGAAAGCTCTATCTTGGATGTTGTCGGCTTGCTCTGTTTGTCTTCTGTGAGAGCAGTATTCTCTGTCGCGGCGTGCAAAATTCTACCAGTAAAACCAATTCGGTCGACTCTCATGGTCGGGCTATCCATTGGCACCATGCGAAGGACACGCAAAAGATATGGGCGATCTCGTAGCATTCGGATAAACTTGTCTCCCTGACTGGGTACCAACAGACCTCCGCCCGTGGCTAAGTCAGTCGTCGAGAGTGCTGATTTTTTTATCAGGCTTTTTTCGACCAATTGCTGTGCTCTGGAAAGTATGTCCATTTTACATGTCTCCTTTATTTATTCTGATATTAAGCAATTCCTTGCTCTTTCAGTATTTGTTTGTTCTTTCGATAAGAAAGGTTGTGACGATCCATCGAGTCAAAAGAAAGGTCGGAATGTGTATTCTTTGCTTGTGGAGGAACATCAACAGGATCAGAGTCTAGGCTTTTTCTGATTCCACGGGCATTTTCTACAACGCTAAGTCTAGCACCAAGACCCTCTACGCACGAAAGCACGCTTTGCATTGCGGTTGTCATGTCTGAAATGCTTTTCTTTACATCTCCCAGGTCATCACTTTTCGTCACTGGCGCTGGTTGTGTTGGTTGCTGTGTGGTAGGAGCAGGTGGCTCATTTTTTGGCTGAGCTTTAGAAACCCCATTCATCCACGAATTTCCTGTTGGCCACTCTCCGAACTCTCCACGTCTTATAATTTCAATCAGCTTTTTCGTTGTGTATCCGATACCTTCGAGCGAAAAATTGAAGCTTATGGCCTTAAAAAGTTTTTCGGTCCCAGCGAGTGCTTCTTCGAGATTTACGCCAGATTTCTCTAAAATCTCTGCTTCTGATGGTTTCAGATCGTATTTTTGCAAAAGTTCGAGTTTCATATTGTTCTTTGCCTCCTCAAGGTTTTCTTTTTTAATTACTTGCGTGATAGCCGGCTCTTGTTTCGGCTCATCTTTTCTGAATCCAAACAATTTTGATAATTTGTTTACAACGGTATCAGCTATATCCTCAGATTTCGTTACAGGAGTGTCAATGGAAACGTTTAATTTTTTACGTCTCCCTGCGCCCCCTATCGAATATCCAATTATTTCGCCTTTTTTTATGTCTCTCCACGTATCTTGATTAGTCACTTGTGTTTCCAGCCACCATCCGCCAGGAACTCCGTTAATTCCAGTTTGGTCAATGTACGATTCGATTGGATACCCAATATTCTCAAAATCCTTATGCTCTTCGGCTGATCCTGTCCCCTGTTGCATTTTGTACGCCAAATTTTGCATAAATCTATGGGCGGCATCTTCAACCTCTTTGGGCGACACTATATCGCCAACCCAATCAGGAAGATTCGGGACTAACGGATAAGCTCCTACTCGCATCAAAGTGTCATCCGACACTTTTAGGATTGGCACACATGCGCTATATTCGTTTGTGGAATCCTGGCCCTTTATAATGCGAAATTCTGACATTTTTCCAAGGATCGGTGCCCGTGTCAACGTGACTTCTGTTATGTCTAAATCAAACAGTTCGTTAAGTGCGGATGCAGCGATTGCAAATCTGTCAGGGACTTTTTTAGATATCTGCTCTTTTTTAAGAAGTCCAACGGTAGCTTTAATTCCCTGTTTTAAAATAATGTCGCGTAAACTGCCTTGGATAAAATTAGGCTCTGGGCGAATTTCTACCATCCAGCTAGTAGGAGACTTCTTTATCGTCGAAACGTCCATGTTCTTTGATACAAGCCATTCTTTCACAGATTTTTCAGTAAATTCACCCATGGTAAAAGATAAAGACTGTACCATCAGATTTGATTTTTCCAAAAAAACTGTGTCTACTTCCGCCTTCTGGATATCCTCTGATTTCTTACAAGACGACTTGGCTTTATCTGCTTCCATTTTTTCGAACTCTGCCATATTTACGCCAGCATATTTGGCATTTTCAGGGACTGTTTCGAGTGCAGATTTTCCTAAGTCTTCTTTTCTTGGCTCGTACCACTTCTTTGCCTCATCCATAGTCCATACATTTTTGGGAAATCGCAATGCTTGTATTTTGCTTGACTCTTCGCCCTTTAGTTTTCCAAAAACTGCGTAATTGCGGGGCGATTCCTGTAAGTCCTTCACGAAAAACGAATCAGGAGAAAACAAATCTGGGTCTCTGATTCTGTAGCGAATTTCATTTTCTGTTTCTTCCCATCCTGGCATACTATGGCTCCTTTCGTTCAACGAATTTTTGCAGTTCTGTCATCACGTAGTCCTGATCGATTCCCACCCAACTAGGAATGCAAAGGCTAGAATGAAAAAGGTGACTTGTAAAATCTAGATTCATACTCTCGGAATTTCTATACTGCTTAATCGTGTGCGCTGGGACAAAATATATTTTTGTCTCGATCCCTGCGTTTTCTAGATGTACTTTTAACTTATCGCGTTCATCTTCTGACTTTAGAATAAAAATCACATCCTTAAAAGTACTTGAATTGTTAGGATTAATTTCTTGTATTTGCCAGCCAACAGACTGGGCGAAATCTCTATATCTTCGTGCAATTTTTTGTTTTTCAAAAATCGTGTCGGACAAAGTCTTTAAGCCTTCCAAAGCACACGCTGCATTATATTCAGACATGCGACCAGCCCAACGACGAACATCTTTGAGTTCGTTCGCTAAATTTACATCGTTGCACGTGATAAGTCCGCCCTCGTTCGATATCAGGACTTTCGTTGGAGACAAAGAAAACGCATGAATTCCATATTTCCCAATCTTTTCGCCTCGATAAAGCGAACCGAAAGAATGGGCTGCATCAATAACATATGGCACCGTAAGTTTTTCCAAATCTTCGTATCTCGCAGGGCATCCAAAAGCTTCGGTCACGCACACTGCTTCAACGCATGTTTCGATAATACACTCTGTTTTGTAGCATTTCTTTCTACTCAAACACAAAGTTGTGTCCACTTCTCCAAAGACTGGGATTCCGCCAGCCATGCGAATAGCGTCAGCTGTGGATCGCCAAGTGTACGATGGCAGCAATACTTTTTTTCCAGATATTCCTAGAACCTCCCAAATACAGAACAGGGCGATTGTGCAGGAGCTTGTAGCAACAGCATATCGGCTTCCTAGATATTCGGCTGCTTTCTCTTCAAATTCAATAACCCTTCGTCCATTTGAGAGTATTCGTTCCGGTATATAATCCTTTGCGTTCTTGAATACCTGCAAAGGGTTGACATAGTCTATTTTCATCGGCTTTTCCCTTTAAAACTTTGTAGCTTCTCGATTGCTCCTGCCTTCAAAAAAGCCAGATTACTATATTTAGCATTTTTAAAATCAAGCTTTTGGTCATGGACGAGTTGCACAATTTCTTTAATCCCTTTAGCAACTGTCCATTGAGTGACAAAATCAGTAAGAGCAATTCTTTGGAAGCTGACCCGATAGTTGCGCTTGTCCTTATTCTCGTTGCACGTTATTATATTTGTGCCGGTCTCGCGCTGGATCAATAATCCAACCTGAGATATTTGATAGTTCTCAGAATCATTACCAATATTAAAAACCCCATCATGTTTTGTCATAAGGAGATGGCAAATCGCATTCGCTGCATCAGACACATGTAAAAATGGTCGCCATTGATCACCGCCATCTATCGTTATAGTTTTTTCCTGCACAGCTTTTGCTGCCAAAACATTCACAACCAAATCAAACCTCATGCGTGGCGACACGCCATAGATTGTTCCAAATCGAGGGATGCAAACCTTAAATGTGTCATCAGACATTGCAAAAATTTCTTTTTCCGCTGCAATTTTGCTTTCGGCATAGAGTGATACTGGATTGAGTGGAGACCATTCGGATAATATATTTTCGTTGGTTCCATACACAGAACATGTACTCGAAAAAATGAACTTTTTTACGCCTGATGATTTCGCTAACGCTGCCACTTCTATTGCTGATTTACAATTTATGTCCATTGTTAGATTTTTATCTAGATCACAAGCTTGATCTCCGACAATGGCAGCCAAATGAACAACCGCATCGTATCCCTTCATGCAATATCTGGTTATATCCATGTTTCGGAAGTCGGCCTCAACGATGTTTATTTCTTTTTGCATGTCAGAAATAGGCTGTTTCCCATATAGGAAAGTGTCCAAAAGTCTTACTTGTTTTTTTGCAGCGGCAAGCTGCCGGACTAAAATGCTTCCAATATAGCCAGCACCGCCAATAACTAAAACCTTCATTTTAATCCTCCTCGTCATCGCCAAGATCAACGGATGGCTCTTGTTTCTTATTTCCAACATCCCTTGTTTTAGATCGTGTTTCTTCGTTAATTCTTTGTAAAATTTCTCTTCCTGATGCAAGACTCATTGGTTTCGCAATTTCAACAGGATATTCGACTGGTACCAATACGCAGTGGCAATGGCTTCGACATACTGTAACTCCTGATCTAGGAAGTCCATGGATTTGCCATCTTTCATAAGTCTTTACTTTCCCATGTAGGTCTTCACAATCTGGACAAGAGTTAGAAAAAAAAGTGATCCACTTCATCCGCTCCAAGTTTTCTGACTGGAATGCTTCGTTTGCCGCTAAGTCTGCTATTTGCCAAATATATGATCCTGCGCTTTCCGCGCTCGCGTTGAAAAATGTTCCGGTTTCTCGTTTTCCGCCTGCGATTTCTTCAGTGATTCTTTCTTTCGCAGCCCTATTGCTGCCAGCCAAAAACAAGTCTGACATCAACGATTTTGTTGCTAATTCGTAACCCAACGCCGCATTTTCAAGACGATTCGCGAGCATCTCACGGGCCTCGGTTTCGATTTCCTTTTCTTTGTTTTTTACCGAGGACAGCCAATCCCAGAACGACTTTTTAAGTCTAGACTTCCTGACTTCTGAGATAATTGCTTTTGCATAGACTGAAGCTGCCTGCATTGCTCCAACTTTATATTTTTGAGCTAAATCTAAAATTGGGATAACCACGTTTTTTTGTAACTGCTTGTGTAATTTTTTTTTGTCCTGATTTTTGAAGTCGTTTACAAAAAGCGTGGCAATTTTCTCGGAGTTTCCAGCAATAACCTGGAACAAATAAGATTTCGCCTCGCTCTTGGCAGTTTCTTTCAGTAGTGCAAGAGTGTTTATGTAGTCCAGTATGGGCCGAAGCTGCTCGTCATTTTTTTGCTGGTTCATCTTCGTCCTCATCGTCGTCATAAATTGATTCACCAAAAGATGAGTCTTTTATGGCGGACAACATCTCGTCTTCCCTAAGCAACCGCCCACTTCCTTTTACCTTTTCTTTAGATGCAGACAAGTCTTGCTCTAATTTTTTTGCATCAACGCTGTCTCGTGTGGAAACCTCAATCGTTTTATTATTGAGCGTCATAATTGTCTCGCCATGTATGAAAAAATGTTCGTTTGCCCATGCTTTGTCGATTTCTTTGAGTCCAAGCTTTTTGCGAGCCTCGTTAATTGTCATTACTCCGTTAGAAACTACTTTAACACAGGCGTTGCACATCTTTTCAAACTCTTCAGCTGTCGCGTTGTTGAAATTATTCAGGGCGATCTCATAATCCCTAAATCCAGCATCTGGCAAAATCAATCTGTTTATTGGTTCTAGTATCAAATTTTGGAGCGGCTTTATCGTGAACTCTTTGAAGTCTTCTCGTTGGGATTGTGAGTCCCCAACTCCTCCAAGTTGGCCGGGAGTTATTACACCCAACATTCTTGGAGGAACACCATGAGACGCAATAATTTCATCCCTGGATGCTTTTCTGTAGTCCAAGAAGCTTGCTTCATTGCTCTCTGTCTCTAGTTTATGAGTTTCGACTTTCATGTTCGGCGATGGGTTGGCAATTACCATCGGAGCATGTGGCCTAGATCGAAGTATTTCCGAGAAATGTTTTTTGATGTCATCACGGGCTTCGTTTGAAAGATTTGCTCCCGATAAAACAAACATCCACCGGGGGACTCTGTTGTTCTCAAAAAATGCCAAATTCCATTTTTCGGCTGCCTCGTCACCAATGATCGAAGTAAAACATGAAATCCATGTCGGTATTCCGTAGAATGGAGAAAGTGGATGATATCGTTTAATATGAATCATCTCGTTTGCCCGCATTTCTTCGGGAATAGTCGTTCCGTCCGAGTGTCTATTCCCAAGGATGTCGTATTCGTCTGTATCACCATACTCTTTGAAAAAAACTCTCGTAAAAACCGCACCACCAAACAGGTTATACGTCTCTTTTGTTGGCTGTGGCACGCTCGTATTCGTATACGCCGACTCTCCTAGTGTTCGAGAAAGAAAAGTGAGCTGCCAATATCCAGAACCAGCCTTAAGATTGCCCTGTCTTTTTCGGACAGTTAGCGACGGAACGTGATACAACTCTTCTGGCTTCCCTGTAGCTCCACGGACGACCTCAATATATGCGTTTCCTAGACTTTCGATATCAATGGACAGAGAGTTAAAAAAGTTCTCTGGTGTCAATATTTTGTTTGTTTTTCCGATCGCATTCTCTAAAAATGAACGTACTGGCTCGGTCGAAGTCTTTTTATTCGCTGATTTATCTCTGTGCACAGCTTCCCAACCAGGCGAAACGGCAACGGCTGCTTTCAGTTCAACGCACCGAGAATGCCAGGTATTATTTAAAACAAAATGTGCCATGTCGTAGAATGGTAATGGCGTATCAATAACGTCACAAGCAAAACTATTACCAAGTTGCGTTGATTGCTGTTGGCTAGCTTTTCTAAGCTTTTCGACCAACGCGGAGCCATAAACGTCGTTGACGCTTAAAACTTCGACATTGTTCGAGATTACAGATGTTTCTATTCTCTTGTTTTTTTTGCTCATGATACCGTTACCTCGTTTGCTGTGAACACTCCCGTGATAAAATAGCGTAGTCCATCTAGCGGATGGCTATGCTCGTCGTGTTTGTATTTTTCTTTACTGTACACGATTTTGCCCTGGGTTCGTTCCCATTGGGCAAGCTCTAACGCGTCTATCGTTTTTTTACAGTTTTTGGTAATGTAGAATTCAGGGTATCCAGTGAATGACGATTTCGTTAATTTTTTCTTCACGGCCTGGATTCCATCGGTTACTCCAGCACACTGCGAATTTACGTATATTTTTTTGTTGGCAAGTTTCGCAATATACGAATATCCATCTATTCCAGTTCTTGCATTTCCTGAAGGGTCTCCCCAGTCAACCCATTTTTCTTTCGGTGCCAACTTCTCGCTTATCATATTTACTTTGTCGGCAATGTCCTCAATCAGATACCCCGACAAAATCAATTCCTCGAATTGGACACATGTTCCATCAGGCAGTACCTGAAAAAAAAGCACGGCTGTTGGGTCGTCATATCCAAAATCCCAACCACGGCCAAATGAGGCACTTTTATCGATTTCGTAGTCATCAATAACGTGCTCGTCATAGATGAACTCTGTGAAAACAGAGTCTGATTTTTCTGGGCGCTCACAAAGCCATTGTGCCAAAAATCCTTCATAGTCTAGTGTTAAAAAACGACTTATTGCATCCTTAATTGGCAAATATCCGTTAGACTGTTTTGCTTTTCCGCCACAAACTGTTCTCCAAGTGTGCGGCTGTCCAAATCTGTCAAACTTCACATATTTTTCACAGTCGCAGCAGTCTTTTTTTGTGCAACGCTTTAAGACTTCAAACACGCACCATTTGTAAATTTTAAATCCACGATCTGTCGACTCTGTAATCATCTTTTGGGCATTGCCATTGGAAAACTTTCGACTCGTTAGTAGCCTCAATGCCGACATGACCTTGTCGGAAGACTTTGGCATTGAACATGCCTCTTGGAAAATGTCCCACGGAAGCAGTTCAAACTCATCAATCGTTGCTTTATTCGGATGTGGAGAGTTAACTCCGTTAATCGTTCCTGGTACAATCTCAATTTCTGATCCGTTCGCAAAAACTGTTTGCTCCTGCGTAAGCTTCTCTATTCCGACCTCGTCATAAAACTTGTTTGCCCACTTAGAAACATATTTATATGCCCTCTTCGCCTGTGCCATAATTGCTCCCAGATGGCACGATGAGCAATTGTCTTTCTTCGATGCTTCCAAGAATTCTAGTGCTGCTGAGTTTATTGTTTTTCCGCCTGTTCTCGGCCCGATAACCAACGAGTCTAGTGTCCGCTCAAAAAATGAATCTGAGACGAAATCGAACGGCGAAGTGTGTCCGTTGCACACAGCGACGTTCGGAATGTTTATTCCAAGACTCGCTTCGGCCAAAGATAGCAACTGTTTATTCGTACGAGGCGAAAAAAGATTCAGCATTGCTATTCCTTCGTGGCAAATATTTCATATGTCGTCGCTGCGCCACTCCCCGTAATTTTAATTGCCGATGTGCGAATATCCACCGATAGATATCCGCCTGCCTCAACCGTGATCGCTTTTGTGTTCCAAATTCCACGGCCAGAACGAAATTTTACAGACAAGCTATTCGAGGCGTGTGTGTTTTTTACCAACACGCTAGCTGTGTTAGAGCCTATATTTATGGTTGTTTCCGAAGTTCCAATACTTCCATTTTCTTGAAATACATATTCCGGAGGTATAGTCGCAACCTGTCTCTGTGTCTGTTCTGTCCTTTGTATTTCTGCCATGCATCACCTCTTTGTCTTATAACCTACGCGTGGCACTTTCTAACTGTGCCGCTTCCTTATTATAGCAAGCATAAATCGTTATATGCATAGTTGTGTAAAAAAATCGTTCACTACTTTGTGCTGTCTACTATATTAATATTGGTTTTGCGCGTTCACAAAATGGTGCAATAAAAATATTGCGGAAAAGTGCAATATTTTTATTGCATATAATCCCTTATAAATCAAAGGTTCTAACAATTTAAAAATAAAAAGTGTAATATTTTTATTGCACTAATCCGGTAAAACGGGGCATTTTATACTTTTCCTGTGTGCAAAATTCTACACAAAACTCATCGTGTGCCAGGACATAAAATATTTTTAGTAGAAAATTTATTTATCAAACAGGCTAATTTGTTGGCATACAGCTTTTTTGTGGCACAAAAAATATTTTTATTTACGACATGGCACAAATATTGCTTATATATAATTCAGTTAAGTTACACGGGAGAGCGTAACCGAAGAAACCCAAAAAAAACTTAAAAGGCCCTAAGGGCCAGGAGAAACTAAGATGAAGACAAGAACAAACAAAAGCCAGAGCAGTATGCCTTACGAAACCTATTCCTTCTTAATGGCCACAATGTACGGAACGCTCTTCATGGGCGGAATGATGAGTTTACCATATGTGATGCCCTTTGTTAAAATATTAGTGGATATGCTGTAACAGAACCGAAGAAACACAAAACCTAAAACGGCCCAAGGGGCCAGGAGAAACCAAGATGAAGACAAAAAATATAATAAGCAACATCCCTTATGAAACCTATTCGATGATGATCGGTTTGAGCTATGGAGTCCTCTTTATAGGCGGCATGTTGAGTCTGCCATACGTGATGACCGGAATAAAAATGTTGATGAGTGTCCTATAACAAAACAACAACCATGCCCCCAAACTAAGGGGCGACTAAAAGGGAGAGCACAAATGAGAATAACGATAACACGCAAGATGATAGAAAACGCTTCCGAGATTAGAAAAGCCGCCGCCCGAAAGTGGGGATGTAAAGAAAACGAAATTTTATGGCCATTATGCGTAGGCATGGCCATGAGAGGAGAAAGCATCGTGATGGAAGAAATTTTTTCCGTAGAGAAAATTGAAGTGCAAAAGACCCTGGGCATTTTCGTAGTGGAAGTTACGCCTGCGAATCGCTCGCTGGGTGAATTCTACAACGTAAGTGTAAATGGAAAAAGTGCCCGTTTGATCGTAGATGCTGGCCAGAAGCTTTTACAATACGACACCCCGATTGTGATGGGGGGAAAAAAATTTGGTGCCATGAGTCTTGATGATACGTCATATCAGAAGGTCTTAGAACAGATTGCCAGAGTGCGAGACTTTATAGTTCGCACATCCGACCAAACTAAGGTAGGCATATATATAATAACAAACAACGAAACTTGGGGTTACACTGTGCGGGTGGACAACGGACGAAACATGAGAAGCGACGTAACTGAAATGAACGACCTTTTGAAAGGCCAGGGACGAAACAGGGAAATCGCCGAGGCAATACAAAACTCAACCAATAAAGATTTGTTTCAGCTTGGAGATTACAGCTCGGTGACTACTTATGAGGTAACGCCTGAAAAATTTTCCGAGTTGATCGTGAAGGTACGCGAAATCGTTGAAAGAGAAAAAGCAGAGGCTGAAAGAAAAGATCGCGAGCGGATCGCAAAACGCAATGACGAAATCAACACCATGTCAGATGCTGAGTTCGTCAAAAAGTACATGACCGAAACCATCCACCTTGACGAAAATGACGGGTTCGCAGAAACTATTGCTGACGAGGTTGTCAGCCGCATGGTGTGGCCCAAAAATACACCAGAGGATGTCCGACAGGACTCCTCTTACATCAGAGTGCGTGGCAGAGGGAAAGAATATACTTACCGCCTGGTAAGCCCTGAGAGTATCTCGCTTCTTTTGAAACGCCATACCGGAATCGTAGAGAAAAGGAAAGCAGAAGTGCTTTCCACCACAATTTAAGGAGTAACTATATGTTAGACAAACTGAAAAAAAAATTCTCTGACAAGTATAACCTAAAATATGATGTTATGCTTGTACCAAATCCAAAAGATTTTACATGCCGAGTGTCAACCGACACAAAAGAAAAACGGCACACGATAACGGTGGACCGATACACGCTTGCTGATCCTGCCAGGGCCGAGTATCTCCTTGCCCATGAGTTTGCCAACGCGTATTTGGCGGAAAACTTAGATATCTCGTTTGGCTGCATGCCGTTCGCAGCAGAGTACACGCAATCGGCATTAAGAATGGCGTTCCAAGCGTACATGCTTCCAGTTGATTGGTGGACGAATGCCGTCCGGCACCGCGTTTTCCCAGAGTACACGTCTCAAGAAATGCGGGCAAATATTGCAGACTACGCCCGCGCTCCCAAAGAATGCGACTTTTTGTTTTCTAGATTTGAGTTGCGCCAGTGTCTTGCCCTAGACTTGGCAGAAAATAAAAAATACAAGTGTGGACAAGAATTCCACCTGAGGAAACTGGTTGATAGGTTGTCTAGGGGAAATATGGAGTCTGTCTTTGAAATTAGAGACTTCTTGCTGTCTATGGGCACTCTTTCAGAGAACAGAGACAAGGCTTTAGCACTATTGCAATTGGAGGTCAGAAGATACGCCGCGCTTCTGAGACTTCCAATTGCTCTGTCTCTATCTACCACGGGTGAAAATACATCCCAGTGGTGGATAAGCGAGCCATGCCAATGTCAATAAAAGAAGAAATCGCAGCCACGTGCGCTGCTGCAAAAGAATCCATCCGAGCAAAATACAAGCAGGAGTATGCTGCTCAAAATGAGGCTATAGCGAAACAGGTAGAAATTTTGACCGGATGGAGAGTGTGCCGGACTGGCGGCAAGAGGGCTAGGTTCCTGGCCTTCAAGGAAGTATCCGGAAAAAAAGTTGTGGTGCATCTGTGTTGTGCCACAGAAAAAATATTGATTGATGACGCGGTGCTGAAAATCCGAAGGAAGGGGGATAATCAGTAATAAGTATTTTTTTCAGAAAGACCATCAAAAGCCAAAGAGTTGCAACTCCTTGGCTTTTTTATTTCGCAGTCTAAAAATCACGTTCCTGACACCAAAATAATATATGCCATACTAGATACGAGTTTTTTGGACGGGGTTCTTTTTCCGGCCTCAATCATTGACAGGAGCGATTTGGGACACCCTATCTTTTGTGACGAGGTTTGCAGGCTCCATCCTTTTTCTCTCCGAAAAATGCGAAACCGGCTAACTATATCTCGATGCTGCTCTAAAGTTTTACGGCTGATCATTTTTTTTGCCCATCCTGTCGGATGAAAAAAACTCCTCTTTGTGTGCGCATTAAACTTTCCTCTTTCCATCCGAAAAATTCGTGCGCCCAAACAAAATTCACGCTTGCATTTTTTGCGCATTCCTGATCAACGAATTCGTTCCCAACAAAAACGGTCTGCTTTTTATTTTCTTCAATATCTCCATCTACATTGTCTAGGAGCATATATACCATTTCTGGTTTTGGCTTCGCAAAATCTTTGTATCGGTCGCTATATATTGCGTCAGGATAATAAAAACACATCTCGATATCTTCCAACACTCCACCCAATAAAACATTGGTTTCCGCCGCTATCATCCATGCCATATTTGCCGACATATAGCCACACGAAACCCCGCCCTGGTTGCTACATGCGAAAATGGAATCGCCGTTATTTTTTAAAGAGGAAAGGCGATCCTTTACCCCTGGCAGTAAAACCTGGTCTGTTGGATCGTTTGGGCACGGCCTGCCAGTTTTTGTTATGCGCAACGTGCCATCCATATCAAAAATATAAATCATCACTTGTCTCCTATGTCTCTCCCAAACACTGCTCGGTATGCTACTAGTCTATTGCGCTCAGATTCGCGCAGTTCTTTTTCTAAGTTTTTTTGTCCAAAATCTGGAACTATTGAGCATCCTGAATGACAAAAATAATATAACCAGTTTGAACCATAAACATCTTTAAACATGCTTTCTAGTTTTTCAGAAATATTGCATGAATTCAAGTGCCACATATAGATTTCTCTATGGCCGGGCTGCAATGCCTCGCAATACGCCTTTTGCTTTTCTGTCAACCATCTAGGTTCCATATTACTCCCATGTTACCTGTTCAAGTTTACTATATGCGATTAATCTATTCCGTTCAGACTCACAAAATTCTTCTTCTAGTTTCTTTTGTCCAAAATCAGGAACAGCTTCACACCTTTGCATGTGTTCTAATATTTTAGAAAGCATGCATGAATTCAAGTGCCACATGTGCGCTTCTCTTTGTTTTGGTGGCAATGATTCACAATATTCTTTTTGGAACTCTGTCAACCATCTAGGTTCCATTTCTGTCAGCCTCCACTATTTTTGATGTCCCTGGTTGTGTTTCTGCAACACCTCCTAAAAATGGGCTTTCTCCAAAGTGTACAGCGTCGTGAAAAGAAACGCGGAATTCGTTTTTCTGTAACTGTGGTTGAATCGTCATCATTGGGATTAAAATTTTCTCTATCAGCGACACCATCGTTTTAAATTCGGCAGGGTTGAGCGAGCAGTCAGAATCTGGACACGAATTATTGATTTTGAAATGCTTTTCGATAACCGAAGCTCCGAGCGAAGCTGCAACAATGCACGGATAAAAATCTTCCGAGTGGCACGAATAGCCCATGGAATTCTTTCCTGCAAAATAGGAATACTCCTCCCACTCAATCTGGTCTAAGTTCGTTGGGTAATACCCAGACCATCCATTGTTTGGACAATACAGATACTCCCAGCCGAAGCACTTTGGATACTGTCCTTGCAGGTCTACGGATACAAATTTTCGCTCAAATCCGGCAGCGTCGCATTTTTGGATTAACTCCAAGTTGCGGCGTTCGACAAATGCTAGTTTTACCCATTTTGCTCCAAGCCTTTTTGCCATTGCCACGCTTTCAAAATCGAACACAGACCAAAAGCATTCTATCTTTTCCGATATGGCAACGTCCATAACCTCTTTCCATTTAGCTTCTGACAATATGAATTTTTTTCCGCGTGGACGGGCTCTCTCGGTAAAAAGCTGGAACTTGATCGCGTCTGCTCCTGCCTTTTTTGCCTCCACGACCATGTCCATTGCTTGATATTTGTCGCCATTGTGGTTGATTCCAGCCTCTGCGATTATTGTTACTTTCCTACTTAAAACTCTTGTATCTACTATGAGATTTGACATATTTTTCCTCCAATTTCGTTAGTTTGTTTTGTTCGTGAGTTTACTTTCCATCCGTTTGCAACACACCTCTTTTTTCTCTGTCCAATTTGCGCATGTTTAGCCAAAGCCATGCCTCTTGTAATTTTTCAATGGCTTTCGTTGTTTCGTAGCTCGGAATTTGTTCGTTGTAAAATTTGTGCAGCTCGATCAATGCGTCAACCAAATGTGTAGGGAAGCACCCGGTCACCGATCCTTCTTGATTTGGATGTCCAACTTGCAATTGTGCTGTGAGTTTCCCGTCTACAAACGTGATCGCTGGATGCACTGTGCACACTGGGCACTTATTCATCGCTTCAAGTTTTTCTTTAACTGGTACTGGATTTGTCATACATGGATTCCTTTACTATCAGATGGTAGTTGTTTGTTATAATATAAATATTTGTATATACTTACGACAAAAGTTTCTGTAGAAACTTCATTTTTCTATTAAATTGCCAACAAAATTATCCCCAAAATTGGGATAAAAAAGAGTAACAAGCAGCCACAATCTTTTATCATCATGGGCTTTATTTTTGATGGGTCTGGTCTTTTTCTCTTTGACAACCTATATCCTCTCAAAAAAAGCAAACCGATTGTCGCGTTGTTTTCCCCTAAAAACCTCTTTCCATTCTTTGCTTTTCATGAAATTTTCCTTCACGACGTTATAAATTCCGTGTAGGGCATATTTAGGATTGGGGTCGTAGTCGTGAAATCCGATTCGTCCACCTTTTAGGATTTTGTCCTTCAAAAACTTTACACAAAACCGTGTCGGAACCTCTAAATCTAAGTCCAAATATGCAAACGCTATTTGCAAACCCGATGGACTAAACTCGTTTGCCGCTTCATTGATAACCGGCAAAGTATCCTCTACCTTCCCAGCAAAAACGCCGATTCCTAGGCGCTTTAGCTCGTAGATTGTCCTGTTTTTGTTGCCTGTTGCCAGGTGTCCCTTTGTAAATTTTGCTTTTTGCTCTTGCGTCGTTCCATCGTATGGCATGCCCTCAAAAGTATCAAGTGCTAGCTGCTTCGTAAAATATGGCGAATGCCTGAGAGAATAGTTTAACGCAGCGCTTGTACATCCGTCGTATACTCCACACTCAATAACTATTCCTGATTTGCATTTTTCCAGTGCGTTCCATGCGTGTTCGCAAACAATAAACGGGTTACAAAGAGGTCTTGGATAGTTTGCCATACTCTTTTCTCACTTTCTCAATAATCTTTGATGTGCTATGTTCGGAACTATGTCTATACAAGATTACTTTTCCGCCATAGCTCTCTATAAACTCTTGACCAACAACGTTCCCCTCCCAATCGCTTCCTTTTACCAGGATGTCGGGCCGAATCTTTTTTATCAGGCGTAAGGGAGTATTTTCGTCGAAAAAAACGACGTTTGTAACTCCAACATTTATGAGAGTCAACATTTTTTTGCGGTCTTCCTGGTTGTTAATTGGGCGAAATTGCCCCTTCAACCGAGTAACGGATTCGTCAGAATTTAGGCCAACGATTAATTTGTCACCCTGCGCCGCGCAAAACTTCAAAAAGCGGACGTGCCCAACATGCAAAATATCAAAACATCCGTTCGTAAAAACAACGATTTCTTTTTTCATGACTTTTTCTGTCCCCCAAATCCTGCGTTTGGATTTAAATCCTTGCAGTTAGCAGCTTCGTTCAGCGATACATATTTTACCTTTCCATCCAGCAAGCCACCTTTTGAACATGTTGCAAGCAAAACGCCTCTATCTTTTAGCCATGCCGCTTGCTGTACTACAAAATCTGCGATCACTGCTCCACCAGGAAATTTTCCGACCGGTTTTCCCCACTCCTCGGCAACTTTTTCGTCAGGATCCCAAAAGTGCGCGTCGTTATTAAGATCAACGCCAAGCAAAAAAATCTCTCGTGCTCCAAGCCAAAAAGCGCAGTTGATGGCAGACGTGACGATACTTCGTTTTAGAGAAAATTTTGGAACGCCTCCAGGGCTATTTTCCCAGATAGGAGATGATGGAGCGTGTTCCCAAGTCACCACTCGACAAAATCTAGCCCGTTCTTCGTCGTTAAAATGGTGCGCGGCCCAAAACAATATTGGCTTTTCTTCTCGCTCGTTTTGCCACGCAAACATTCCGTCTCTGTTCCGATCAATAAATCCGATGTCTCCAAAAATCAAAGCGTCCAACATGCCATAAAGATAAAAACTAGAATTTGTTCCGATCGCAGGCCAGCCAATCAACTTTTGAAGCGGAAGATCGTTCAGACTCGCACCCGCACCAAAAACAAAACACTTTTTCTTGTTCTGTATTTTGTGCCTCAATCGCTCAATATGGGCCGGATATTCAAGATTTACTAGGTTCTCAAATTTGCGATATTTTATTACGCGAGACAACTTTCCTTCCTCGCGACAAGTATAAAGCTCACAACCTTTACTTTCGAGTGCTTTTTTCCACGATCCGAGAGCTGCTATGATTTTATTGCCTTTTGGAAACTTTTTATCCGTGGCAATATCCGTGTTCTCAAAATGGTTGTCTCTTTCTGCTTCGACTCCGAGTAGGCAAATTTCTTTCGCTCCTAGGACGTATGCTAAGTTTATGGCAGAAAAGATAACCGAGTCTTGGAAATTAAGTTCGAGAGGCGATAGTAAATCGTGGACAATGGTTTGCCTGCGATCGTAATAAACCACGTTGCTATATCTTAGTTCGGTTGGCTGATTGAAAATAAGACATCCAGTTTCTTTCTCAATGCATCGTCCATGGATTGAGTCTTCTTTCCATAGAAGCTCTTTCCCATGCCGGACAGTATCCCTCATCCAGAATAAATATTTCCCGCGCCATTTATCTTGCCACTCTTTTATCTTTTGCAGATTATTGCAGATAAAAACAAAATCGGCCATCACAAGAGCGTCGATCCAAGGAGCAATTTTATAGGAGACGTTCACGCCAATCGTCGGCCATCCATCTAGTGCTAGTCTATCTAAATCGTAGTGTATCAAACTCGGAGCGGTTCCAAGCAAAAAAACGCGCCCCATCTGCGCTATTTTTTTTTGCAAATTTTCTAGTGGCTGGACGTTTCGTGTTTGTGGGGACAAAATAGCCGTTCGCAAACGACTAAAATTTCGAGTATTCAACATAGGCTCTTGTTTTCCGCCAAGAACTGTATATATTTTTGCCGTGTGAACTGTTTGTGAACCATGTTTTAAAAGGGCTGTTTGTCTTAAATTCGAGTGTCCACAACATGGACAAACTATCCGGTCTGAGTCTATCATTTGCTTGTAGACTGAATCGGCAATTTCATAAATAGCTTGGCATGAGCTACAAATCTGGGCAATTTTCATTTATGATTCTCCATATTTTTTTGTTGGCAGAGCCATCGCCGTGTGCGCCATTTTTGTAGTCATCTCGAAGCCCTGATGACCCGCGACAATCTTTGTTTTTTGCCTTAATAATTTTTTGCAGAATTTCATATTCGGAGTTTCCAACTTGCGATCTTTCTTGATACTCGAAATGGACATTATGCACAGGGAAGGCCTCTTGTCTTCCAAGATTTCTTTCTCCAACATGTAGGCACGGCACGCCTAAATATTGCGCTTCTAAAAACATAGAAGAGCTATTTCCGATAAAACATTCGCAATCCCAAAGCAAATCTAGAAAATCAGTTCTTTCAAGATTTTCAATTTTCTCCACATTTTCGCCAGTTTGCAAATTGACAAATTCTTCCCTATACAATTTTCTGTCGCAGTTTGGCATCATTAGTTTAACTTTTTCGTTTCGTAATGCATGTAAAATATCTTTAAGATACAGGATAGCTCTATCTTCTGGGTGTATTTGTATCAAAAAAAACCTGCTGTCTTCTCTAAAAACCCACACTGTTTTTTTTAAAATGTCTGATATAAATGGAGACCCGACGTTGTAAATCGTAGACTTGTCAAACCTTTTTGCCAATCGTTTTGCACTTTCTTCGAGAGATGGGAAGTGGATGTCGGCAAACTCTGAGATACAATTGCGAATTTTTTCATCAACCAACCGCCCTCGCTGGAAATCTCCACCTGAAATATGGGCGATTTTGATTCCTTTTTCCCACGCCGAAATAACGAATGGAAACACATTTTTTCTATCTCCTAAGACGAATAACCATTTAGCCTTAGATTCGGAAATTTCTTCTGGCTTCGTGGCAAATTTTACTTTAGAAATACTGTCTCGGAAATTTTCTCTAATTTCGTACAACACATCTTCCGCTGTTCCTCGCTCCAAGTGTTCTCCAACTATCCACAGCTCTATTTCTGCATGATTTGCTATAAATTCTAGCATGACCGGCTTTATTCCTCCCCAGTCTGCTCTGCTTTCGGTCAAAAATGCTACTCTCATCTAGCCTCTACTCCTTTTCTTTGTATATCTTTTCCGATATTTTCTACTTTGTCAACTGCTTCTACGCCAAGATAAGTCCAATCCTGTTCTCCTAAAATTTCCAACGTGGTTTCACTGAGCGCGATTTCGGCTCTTTTTTTCAGCTCTTTGGGCTTGATGGGCTCATCATCATCTTCGACTTCAAGTTCTATTTCATAATATGCCTGGAACTTCGCAATGTATTTCATGAGAAATTTCCTTTCTGGAAATCAATTTCCAGACTTCATCTTTTGTTTTAAGATCGATCCATCTCCCTTCAGGTCGTTTCTAAAGAACTGGGAGCACGGGATAGACACCTTTTCTTTGTATATCTTTTCTATTTCCAAAACTGGAATAAACACCTTTTCCCCATCTTTTTCTGCCTCAACAATAGTGCTCCTACCATGTGGTAAATTAAACAAAATGTATTTTTCTCCCTTCTTTGTAAGAACAGTATATTCTCTTGTCTCTTTATTGTAAGATAATACTGTGCTTCTAATTAACCATATCCCTAAAAATACCAAAAATAAGATAGTGATCGAAAACCAATATTCTTTCAACAGCCTCATTTTTTCCCTCATTTCATTGGATAGCAAAACGTCTTGTTATCCGGATGCCAATATGGTGGTTTATATGCCATGCCAACAGAAATAATTTTCTCACCTTTTTTTGCCAAGTCCATCATTTGCTCTGGCGTTATAGGAATTGCCCGACTTGGCTTCCCGTTTTCGTGCCAGCAAGACCAGTCTGTATCTGTATCAGATATGATTATTTCTCGTATTTCCCCATATCCCTGGGAACGTTTTTTTCCTACGAAATGACAATTTGAAAGCAATCTTTCGATTTCTTCCTGGTTCCCACGACAGCAAAACAATAATTCTTGCGCATTTCGTATAACCATTGGCATATCAAATGCTTTGAAAAATGAATGTTTGTGGGCTATTTTTTGTTGTCTATTTCCAAAATCGACAAGATCGTCGTGTTCTTCATCCCATCTTTTTTTCCATCGGACTACATACTCTCGATAGTATGAAGCCATTGCAAAAGATGCATTCCACCAAAAATGTTTCCCGTTGCTACACTTCTCAAATGGGCATGGAGGATCAAACAAATGTTCGGCCTGCATATTGTAAAATTCCTCTCCAAACAAATCTAAAAGAGAAAAATATGCGATAATTCCATCAAGATGAATTTCGTCAATTGTTGAAATCGGAGCAGCCATAACAAACTTTATTTGCAATAACCTCTTTGGTAATTCGTCGTACTCTTTTTGTTTGGACTCAACAAGTTTTTTTATATCTTCTCTAAGCATATTGTAAAACCTCTGGCGCTATCTGAGCCAATTTGTAAAAAAGTTCTGGGTAGTAATATTTAAGCCAAACACAGTTTCCTTTTCTAGAAAAAGAAGAAGGAATATAAGAATCAAGCCTAATTTTTGTTGGGTCTCCGTCAACAAATTTTGTTTTAAAGTAAACTTCAAAAATTGGGATATCGTTGCTCACAAGATAAGCAAAAACATCCTCCCCTTTCCATGTTGCCAGAGGAGTGCAGACACGTTTGCCATCTTTTCTTGAATATAAAGCTCCTCTTGAATAGTAATTTTTCCTCCTAGCTGGACTTTCTTCTGCTCTTAAACCTAGGAATACACCATTAAAACATCTTTCCTGTTCTTTGACTTGCTTATAAAACAAGGCATCCGCCAACTCTGATGTTCTTGAGTGAACGTCGTCACATACGTCTATATTGTTTTGTTTTATAAAATCTAATACTGGAACAGGGGAGGTAACAATTTTTTCTTTCCATCCGAACTTCTGCGAAACCATTTTTATATATTCTTGTTCACCAGGAAAATCGCTGTCGTCCTTATGGCTCCACATTGCTATCCCTGGATATAAACAATTAACAAGATGCGCCATTGCTACAGAATCTTTCCCTCCCGAAAACGCTACATACCACGAATCTGTTAATGCAAGCGCTTCTGAAATTATTTTCTTGGCCAATATTACTCGCTTTTTATGAGTGCTAATTTTTGACCATACTAAATACTTTTCTACTGGAAAATCTTCTGGATATTCCATTTTATTATCCGCAAATTCCCATCTTTGCCACATAATCAAGCATTTTTTGCTTATTCGCAGCAACGTAGTCTAAATAGGCCTGGCTTTTGTCAAAAGCCTCACCATAGTCGAATTTTACCTGTCCGTGGCCGACTGACGACTTGCCGCCAAGAACACCAATAGAAACCATCTCGCTCATGGCGTGGTGGAAGCAAGATATTTCAATATCGCTAACCTGCGACAAAGCAATATTGTGCGATAGCTCAGTCCCTGGAACCAAAACCTCTCCAGAATATTTCATTTGTTGGGCCTGTTCTTTTTGTTCTTTGGGGTCTTCCAGGTCGTCTCTTCTTGTGTAAAATATCTCGTCAACCATTTCCCAAATCGTCATAGTGCTTTCAATTCCAGTCATGTGCTCAGTTTCTTTTGCGATAGGGATCGCCATTCCGATATCCATCTTTCCTCCAAGGATTTGGTTTTGCAAAGCACACCCAAATATGGACAAAAATGGAATCGTTTCGCGAACTTCTCTCTTTTGTCCAACTTCTATATAGTCTTGCGACGATCCTTTCTGTAACATGCCTCCCGTAAACCACGTATAATATAGCCTGTCTGAAATGGTCTCTTTTTTGAGTCCGAGTAAATCGCAAAACTGTTTGGCTGCTATCCGGCGCAAAATTCCACGAAATGCGTTTCCAGAATATACTGGTATCCTGATTGATGAGCCGTTCCAAACAGAATTTATTCTCCTAAACTTTGTATCCGTACCAAGCGTTTCGTCGGCGTTATGGCTAAGAGGAGATAATAATCGTATTTTACCGCGATACTTTACGAAATTTTCCATGGGTTTCCTTTCTAGAATTGTTCCTAGGCCTTCTCTGTTTCTGTTTTTGCTTCTTGAACGACAGCCTTTTCGTCTGGCTTTTTGTCCATAATCACAACGTCGTGCTTTTCTGTATACATATCCCAAAAGTCTACCACAGGTTTTCCGTTCGCGGAATACTGGGCCTTCTTTTCCTCAATTATTGCACGCATAAGCATAACGATATACTGTGTTTCGTCTCTCAATATTTTCAACATTTCAGGATCGTTTTCTTTGACGATTTCCATCATCTCTTGGCTATAATTTAAAGCCCTGATCGACATTTTGGCTGCAAGCTTGTCTGTAAACCTTCTTAGATCAGAGGTGTTTGCCGCACTCCTAATTTTAGAAGTGTATTCGTCGTAAATTTTCATCCTTCGGGACGCCGAAACGTTATCCCAATCAATCGACTTCCATACTGAATAAATCAGATTGCACGCTCTTTCGTGCCGGCTGTTTTTGCTGTTTTGGCTCTCTTTTTTTGCCATCTGTTTTTCCCTTCTTTTCTTCTTTGACAACTTTTTTCTCAAAACCAAGATTTTCGCGATTCAGAATATACAAAAGCAAGGCAAGAATTCCAGAATGGCGATATTCTTGTACTATAATTTCTTTTTCTTTCCATTCGTCAAGTCCATATTCAACAATTCGATATGGCATATATTCGCCTGTTTCAATCTCTTCTTTTGTGAAGAATGATTTTGGCTGGGCTTTCGTTTCCTCGTCTTTAGGAATCGAATAAAACTTTTTCAGAATTTCCCAAAGAGGAGCAATCTTTTTTAAATCAACTTCCACCTGCGTTTCTTCAAACTGGACATAGAAATTTTCAGGATCGTAAGAAAATCGGACTTTGCATTGCCCTATTTTCTTAAAAGATGTCGTAACGTAAAATATAAACGGTGGTTTGTGTGGAGCAAATAGTTGTTCTGCTATTCCTTCCCGTTTCATAAACTTTATTCCGTCTTTGTCACAAACCCAAGATGATATTCTTAATGGCCTATGGGTTAAGACGTTGGAACACGATATGCAAACATGAGTTCCAGAAAGATTTTTCGCACGATCCCAATTCGTAAAACCTTCACTAAACACATGTTTTTTGTTTATTCTTCCATCATGTACGCCGCAGAACACGCACTTCCCAGAACTTTTTGGATCAATATCAAATTCGTTTTTTTCTCCGATAACATGGAAAAGCATATCTGTTTCAGTCTCAAACATTTATCTCCTCCTCTGTGTACCATCTCCTTATTCGCATATTTTTGATCCCATGTCCGCGAATAAAGTTTGTTCCTTTAATTAGCGAAGCGTACGCGTTAACCCCATCCCATCCGGCCATTATTGACATCCCAGCGCCGCCGCCAAACCTGTGGTTGCAATCCGTAATATAAAACTCTTTTTCGCGGGAGAAGTAAAATCCTTGGATCGCTAACGGTCCGTGCAAATTGAAATACTTCACAAACTTTTGTATTGTCAAGACAATTTCTTCCGGAGGACTGGAAAGCGTTTCGCAATCAACGCATATTCCTCCATGCGATTTTAAACGAAGGCGGACACAGAGAGTAAAAACGCTTCCAGAATATGCAACGCAATCAACCGTATACTCTGGCCAGTTTGAAACGTCTGGCATAACTATATACTCTTTATGGACTTTTGCTGTTCTTATAATTCCTTCCCCGCCACAAGAGCATGTTGGTTTTATGATTTTCCCATCTTCTCCAATGCAAAAAAATGTTGTATTTTCTCCAAACAGTTCTTCTTTTTTAAAAAAACGACAGTTTAAAATAGGTAATCCAGCTTTTTCAAGATTCAAAAATAGCCATTTCTTGTCATGTGTGCTACTGATAGATATTGGAGATGAAATCATCGAAATCCAGTCGTGCTCTCCTTCGCATAACGCATTGCTGATGGCGATGGCTTCGTTGTGATTGTGCGGATATACCGCCAAGTTTTTATTTGGATACATTTTCGAAATTTCGTCAATAGCCTCTATGTATTTCTGTTCATTCTTAGGACTTGGCAATTTGGCGCATAATTGCTCTGTTTTTGCCCAAGGTGTTACGTCCATGTCGCCCAAGATTACGTTAAATCCAAGTTTTTCAAATTCTTTCGTTAGTGGTCTTGCTGATATTCCGCCCGCACATGTTTGTAAAATATACATTTTTATTCCTTAATTTGTTGGCCTATATATTCTTTTGTCACACGATTTGTCTACGACTTTCTTTTTGAACGAATCCCCTGCTTGGAAAACGGCTGTTACGGTTTCTCCCTGAACGTCTACGATCACGCCGCATGATGGTTCGCTCCCAGAAACAATAACAATGTCCCCATTCGCCTCTTTGCCAGGCGATACCTCTATTCCGGGCTTTAAAAACGATATTTTTCTTCCTTCTACTTTCTTTAAGCAACTTTCTATCAGGTCTATCCCTGGCGATATCTTCTTTTCAGCAAGCTTTTTTGCGAATAAAAAAAGTTTTTCCCCTGTTACTGTGGACAGATTGAAGTCGAAATTTCCGATCTCGAAATTCTTAGAAAACAAAGTTTTTACGAATCCATCCTGGTAAATCTCTACCATCGAAAGCATATCGTTCTTCGCAAAAATGAAAAACCTTATATTTTTACCTTTGCATTCGGTTTCGTACTTCGTTTTGTCTGCCGATGCTTCGATTTTTAAGATGTCGGCGTTGCACTTTTGCGATCGCAACAAAATCGTAAAATAAAAAGAGAAATCGTACTCATCGCTATATAACACAAGCACCTTCCATTCTCCTGTGTAACTTTTTACTTTTTTTGCGAAGGACAAAATGCTTTCCGTTATCTCTTTTTTCTTCCGTTCGTTTCGCTTATGTTCTTCTGGGCTTAACAAGCCCTGTGCCTTCTTTGATACCGTTATACCAGTCAAACAGTCCCCGAATCCGAGGGCGTGCAAGTCATGGAGCCCTGATTGTA